TACACGCGCCGCTACGGCAAGGTACACAAGTCCGAGGATGTCATCCAAGAGTGCATGGACCAGTGCCGAGACCTGTCCCTGTACAACCTCAAGCGCACGCCTCACCCGCTGTGCATGCCTGACGAGTACAAGAGTGACGATGCCGTCGAATCCTATCGGCGGTTCTACATCGGAGAGAAGGCTGGGTTCGCCCAGTGGAACAAAACAACCCAGCCGCCGCCCTGGTGGCCAACAGGAGATTGGCAATGAAGTTCACCTTTCACACAGACGAGGGCCATGGATGGATGGAGGTTCCACTGTCTATGGTCAAGGACCTGGGTCTCCAGACGGAGATCTCTTCCTTCTCATACATCAACGGACAGACGGTCTACCTTGAGGAAGACTGCGATGCGTTCCAGTTCATTAGAGCTTTCAAGTTGAAGCATGGGTTTCAGCCAGAGTTCGAGGACAAGTTCACTCCGGTGTCCTTCGTTCGGAACTTTGAAAGGTTCAAGCATGCCGTTTGACCTGACTCGATTCCGTGATGCTGTGGATGATGACATGATGTCATCCATCAAGAGAGAGTTGTCTTTGGGCAAGAAGGTGGGCCACTGGATGTGGTTCATCTTCCCGCAAGGCATGCGACCTCATTCGAGCCCAGTGTCGCAACGATTCGCCATCCGTGACCTCGACCATGCCAGAGAGTTCCTGAAGCACGACCTGCTTGGGCCTCGCCTGGTCGAGTGTACTCGGCTGGTGTTGACCCACTCCGATAAGACGCCGCTCGATGTATTCGGACATGTGGACTCCAAGAAGTTTCTTGGCTGCATGACTCTATTCTCTCAGGCATCCAAGTCTTTAGGCTCAGAAGAGCATGAATGCTTTCAGCAAGCCTTGGATGTTTTTTTCAATGAAAACCCTTGACGCTAAAACTTAACCGGAGTAATCTGCTGTCAGACCTCCCTCACCCCGCAAACAAACAGGAGCACAACATGCCATCACTTCCCCGAGACACCATGCTTGTTGGTATCGAACTACTTCGAGAGATTGTAGACGAGGAGACTGACGAGCTTCTCGAAGAGCACATCATCGAGGTGACTGGACAGTTCTTTCCAGCAGAGGCGGACCTCGGCGACCATATCGAGGTTGTCAAGGCCGTCCGCACCTTCCCCGGTCCAAAGACCGAGGTTGAGCTTACAGACGAGGAGGTTGACTCTCTTGTTGACCTTTTGGAAGAGCAACGGCGGAGATAATCTGTCCTCCCCCCTTTCCCCTAATCGGCATACTTTACAAACACAGGAGCACTCAAATGAACGAATCCCGCTTTATCGAATACCCAAATGCATGGTGTCCACTCACGGACCCACACCGCGCCTTGCAAGAGGCCATCATCACCCTCGGCTTTGCCAAGGACGCCATCAAGAGGGCGGAGGCTGAGCCTACAGACGAGTGGCGCGCAGCGACCGCTGTATCGGCACTCAAGTGGATTGTACGCTCACTGGAGTCTGGCTTCAGTGAGGACTTCGAGGCTCGGTGCATCAGGACCGAGGAGGCCTTCGATTCCGTCATGGGTGAGGACGACTTCGTTCAAGCCGGTATCGCAGCGCGGGAAGCGCTGAAGAACATCAACACAAACGAGCAGTAAAATGAAAGCCTACACAATCAGAATCGAAGCCCTTGTCATCGCCGACTCTATCATCGAGTCATCAACCCCTGAGCAAGTACTGGACATGCTCATCGACCACACCGATACCATGACTGCTACCATCGTGCCGATGGTGTGCGGTGATGCGAAGGTCGCTGAGCCTGCGCCTCTCAGGTCAATCGTCAGCAAGCCTCAGACCATCCACACCCCGTTGGATGTGTCGAGCGAGCCTCCTGCCATTCAGGAGTTCTCTGCAAACGGTGAGAAGATCATCTCAACCAACCGCTCATGGGCGCAGCCGAAGCCGAACGGCGTCACGGAGTTCTTCGACTCCAGCACTGGAGAGTTGTTTCAAACATCGAAGCAGTGGCGATTCCGCCAGTCCACGGGCTGCCCGGAGTTCAAGTACTCAAGTCACGACTACGTGGGCTACTGCATGCGTCGTCCGATTGGAACCTACGAGTCCTCGGACATCAAGAGCCATGTGTACCTGACTCGCTCTGAGGCAACCCAAGCCCGTGAGCACATCTACAGCGGACGCAAGATTCGCAAGCAACTGAAGGGAGGTGAGTAATGAGTATTGATATCGAAGACGCAGAGAGCGGGAAGCTGCACCCATCGGAGTGGCTACCTGAAATGTATGAAATGCTTACAGACGCTATTGATAAGACAGACTCTGAAGGCAAGAGGATTGCGCGGCGTGGCTTTCGCGGACCAGATGGTATGATCTATTGGCAGCGTGGCCGACTAAAGATGGCAATCTATACATGGAAACTTGCGAATGTAGCGATGCACTGCCCATTCCCGAGATGCAAAGGTAAGCCTTCACAAGTTCAGGCTGCCTTCGCTGCCGGTAGAATGGAGAACCCTCTTACTGGTGGTCAGTTTGATGACGACTGGAATGAGTATGGAGAAAGCAAGTACGCCTGCCCTGAATGCGGTGAGCCTCTGGATTATTGCGTGCCATTGTTTGGGGGTAACCATTTCTGGCAATGGGCTGGAGAAGAGGAAGGTGAGTGATGGACCTGAGTGACGCACGCTTCCACCGCAAGACCATCCCCTGGGCAAAGCTGGAGTCCGAGGGGGTGGATGCCCGCAAGGTAATGAAGGAAGCGCAGAAGCAGAGAATGTGGGTTCTGGCCCGCAAAGCCGAGCACCGATGGGTGAATGAGAAACTCAAAGAGTCTCGGTCTCAATAAACAAAACACACTTGACAGACATGGGAGCACCCTTTAATCTGTCCTGACCATACAGGAGAATGTAATGGCTGATAACGTAACGAAGCTATCGAAAGCAAGAAAGAGCAACAAGAAGCGAGAGTGGGAGTGGCCCTCTTTCATCGAGGCTTGGCAAACATCCAACTCATACGATGAGGTGCTGGAGAAGCTGAACTTCGAGAACACTCCTCAAGAGCGTAGCTTCATTGGCGTCAAGGCTTCTTACGCACGCAAGAAAGGCGTGCCACTCAAGAAGCTGCAACGTAAGTCTCGCAACTCGACGATTGACTGGGAAGGCCTCGCCGACCTCGCAAAGTCTAAGAACAGTGACTGAGGAATACACTCTTTTACAAACCATATCCAGGGCCTACTTCTTGCTGGTTATGTACAGCATCAATAAGGAAGCTGACAAACTTGCCAAGCAGTGGTACCCAAGAAGACTGGAGGCAGTCAATGACAAACATCGAAGAAGCAGAGGGATCTTACAAGGTCTACTTGGCAATCAAAAGCGACGATAAACTCAACGATAAGTTCAGTTGTACACGAGACGGTGTGCAGTACTACAAGGGCAAGAAGATGACGGAGCCGGACTTCTCCGAGGTCTCAGTCTACTTGGCCCGAAACTACCGAATCGTCTGCTCGAAGGAGGAACTGAAGTCTGGAATCATGGCAGCGTCAAGGAAGATAGAGCCTCAGCTTATCTACGGGACGAACCTGCCGGAGGACTTCAGGGACAAGGTAAGAGAGTACTTGGAGATGAACCCACCGTCATACAGACGGTACGACATCACCACGGATGCAGTCGCTGAGTTCGTAGACCCAGCAGGCTGGGAAGAGCAGCAAAGGCTTACCGAGATGAAGGTAGCAAAGGCCCTAAAAGAGCAAGGGCTTCAGAAGGTACGTGTGACGTACAAAGGAGAGAGAAAGATGCGCTGGTTCCCGATTGACGGGGCCTAAACAACAACCCAGGAGAGTCTTGTGGAACTTACATCACAAGAAATCATCGCCATCACAAAGGCGATCAAACCGAAGGCAGTCTCGCTTGCTAAGCGGGACATCGACAATAACTCTGAGATTGACGTGAACCTCACTGTCAAGATCGCTGGCAAGCTCAAGCGTGGAGCAAAGTCTAAGCCAGTCAAGGCAACCTCCTCGATTCCGTGGAAGGTGGCTCTGGCCCTCTTTGCAAAGCGCTCTGGGTTCACCAGGGAGCAAACAGCCAAGGTGCTGCTTGAAGCAGTGACCTTCGCTCTCGACACCGAGAAGGACAAGGAGAAGCAACTCCTTGAAGAGATGGGTGTCGGTGATGCTCTGGCGATGCTTGACCGAGAGGTCTTCGATAAGCTGCCTAAGAAGGCTCGTGATGGAAACATCACCTTCCAGGTAGACGCACTCGAAGCAATGCGTGAACTCACATTGGTGGCTGACGAAGATGCTCCTACCCTTGGGGAAGGGGAAGAGGCAGCGAAGTGAGTCACCGGGGCCGCCGTTAAGCGGGGCGGCGGCCCCATTTTTATTATGGAAACAGAAGAAGAATACGAACGCATTGACACCTATCAACTGGTGTACCAGATGACTGAATGCCTTGGTGGACTCCGTAAAGGACAACACTCTAAGGTCGCAGCAGTCTACGGAACCAGTCGAGCGAGGCTCACGAGCATCCTCAAGCGAGAGGCCAAATCACCAACACTCGACACGGTCATGTGCTGGGTAAACAGGGTCTATCGGCAGACAGGTCTCAAGGTTGTCATCACACTCACACCCGATCTTCGCATGCACTACAGCATCGTGGGTCAACATACCGCTCGTGTAGACGGCACGATCGTGTCACAAAAAAACAGTTTGTAGGAGGTTCTTCCACCGACTACAGAAACAAGCCCTTTGGGGATTGATCCCCCCAAAAGTTGGGCTCCTGACTGAGCCCACCGGGTTTCCGGTGGTGCTCTCTCAGGACCCCGTCAGGAGTTCAAATGTGGATACAAGATTGCAAGAACGCACGCATTACGACAGTAGCAGCAGAGCTTCAGTACGGCAGAGGGAATGGTTCATCCATCCATCCGTGCCCATCCTGCGGAATGTTGGAGCGTGGAAGCAGAGACAAGAAGCGAGGACCAGTCGGGTTTACTCGCAGTGAGATGGCATGGAAGTGCCACCGATGTGGAGCCAAGGGTGACGTTGTAGACTTCGTCGCCCAGCACTTCTTTCAGCAGCCAGTGCGGAATCTCGAAAAGGAGCAGACATCCGCAGTCCGAGACTGGTTCGCTGATAAGGGCTACTGCACACCATCAGGTGTCCCGTCTCACATACAGCCCGACCTCAAGAAGATGCCGACCATGAGGCCAGAGCCTACACCCGGCTATGTCAGGCCTCCAGAGGAAGAGCTTCTGGACCTGTGGGCGAACACGACTACGGCGGAGGTTGCCCTTGGTCAACCTGTCCAGTTTGCAGACCAGCTTAGCCGATGGCTCATTCAACGTCGCTTCACTCCGAAGATTCTGGACAGCACGCAGTGCATCCGCATCATGCCGCTACCGAATAGCTTCAAGTACCCTGAGTGGTTCCCACATCAGTGGGGCGGCATCTATCGAGTGGCTGCACCATGCTTCGAGCCAGACGGAACGTTCGCCAGTATTCACTGCCGCAGTGTGGCGTATGTGAATGGACGGCAGCACGGTGTAACCAAGACCCGATGGCCTACAGGATACGAGGCCGGAGGACTACTGATGGCCAACCCCGCAGCACAATCACTGATGCGTGGCGAGGACACCAGTCAACTCGGTGGTCTGCTGATCTGTGAGGGCATCACAGACTTTATGCGTGCTTGCGAGCAGGCCTACAGAGAGTCGTTGAATCTTGCAATCGTCGCTGGAACCTCCGGCAGCTTCAAAGCGCTTGCTAAGATGAACATCTCCTCTGACATGAAAATCTACATAGCAACTGACTCAGATGACTCCGGCGATAACTATGCGTCGGAAATCTGTGACTTCCTTCCCCAACACACCCTTTACCGCGTACCGCTGGAGTCTAATGATGGCTGATCTCGATGAAGTCCTCGCCGCTGGACAAAGAAGACTCGCTGACCTGCTGAACATCGCTGAATCCGAGAACTGCATCAATCAGCCAAATCAACCTCAAGAAGAGGCAGTCATCCCTGAAAATGTTGGTGACTCTGGTGTCATCAGCCTGATGGACCAGTACTTGGACCGTGACGGAAACCCGACCGGCAGACCACGTAAGAACAAGAACAACCTGTACATCATTCTTCGGCGGGACCGTAGATGGCGTGGCCGTGTGTGGTTGAATGAGTTCACCAATGTCCTGAAGATCGACGACCGTGACTACAGGGACACTGATGACACGCGCATCGCTCTGTGGGTCTCTCGTGCCTACGGACTGGAGTACGGCAATGAGGCCATCAGTTCTACAGTGCAACTGATCGGCGAAGAGAACAAGC